GACAATGCGCTTTTCATCTGTTTTTATGGGAGACTCTTCCAATAATATGGCTTACGCTTTTGCTTCTAAAAGAGGTGTATCTAAAGTAGGTAGTTATATAGGAACAGGTGCAGCAGGGAATAAAATTTACACAGGATTTGAACCTGCTTTTATAATGATGAAAAAAGCAAGTACTACTAGTGATTGGCATATAGTAGATAATAAAACTAGTACTGCTGGAAGATTTAATAAGTACTTACGCCCTAACACTAATGAAGCAGAGGTAACTCCTGGCACAGATATTAATATTCACGCTGATGGTTTTTCTTTTAACGGAGGTTCTTTTAATAGTACTAATGTAGGTTGGATATACCTAGCCTTTGCAGCAGAGAAAGCTACTAGCTTAATAGATGATACAGATTTAGAGTTACACTTAGATGCAGGAGACAGCAGTTCTTATAGCGGAAGCGGTACTACTTGGAGCGATTTAGCTAATAGTAATGATGGAATAATAAGTGGTCCAGATTATGACGAAGAGTTAGGAGATTGGTTTGATTTTGACGGGAGCGATGATATAGTTACAATAACTTCAACAGCAACCTCACCAATAGACCCTACAGCTAGTTTTTCTGCTGAAATATGGGTTTATCACAATGACTTAACTGGACATCAAACGTATGTATCTAAATATGGTGGCACATCGGCTACACAATCTTACATATTTGGTTTAGATAATTCTACTAATAAACCACGACTCGTAGAATCTACAGGGAGTGGGTTTAATACAAGAATTGCTAATACTGCTATAACTGCAAATACTTGGACACATATTGTAGTTACTTCTACGGCTTCAGCAGTTAAATTTTACATTAATGGCGAACCTGAAGGTACAATAACAAGAACACAAACAAGAGTTACAGGTACAACACAATCTACCACTATTGGCAAAAGGGCAACAACAACCCAAACTCTTAATGGAGCAATAGGGCAAGTAAGGATGTATTCTGCTGCTTTAACCCAAGAACAAGTACGCCAAAACTACCGATTCACTAAAAACGATTATCCTAATGGGTTTAATGGGACGTTGACTAATATGACAAGTAGCGACTGGAACTCTAGCGGATATTTTACATTTAGTGCTGATAATGATAGAATACAACCTTCTTTTCAACCTAATGTAACAGTTCCTTTTACGATGTCTGTTTGGGTAAAAAGAGAAAGTGGAAATTCAGGATCTAAAACTGTAATTGATTACACTCAAAACACAGTATTAAATGGTGCTTATCCTGGTATTGGAATTTTTCATAGTGGAACGGGTGATTACATGCTGGTTAATTCGGGAACAAGTGCACCCGGAGCAGGGTACACCGAAATACCGTTTGGAGCATATACAAGCGGTCAATTTGACCATTTAGTTTTTGTGTACAACGGAGGGACTAGTTGTAAGACTTATATAAATGGAGTTGGTACTTCTTACACACTTAGCACAGCTATAGTGCAACCAAACTCATCCACTAATTTTGTAGTTGGTAATAGTTATGTTAGTACTTGGAGTGCTTCAAGAATGAGCGTTTCGGATGTTAAGTTTTATAGTAAAGCATTAACAGATGCAGAAGTAACAACGCAATATAATATCGGATACGACGGAATAGGATAATGGCAAAGAAAAAATTTAAAGACACCAACGTTGGGAAATTCTTGCTTCAAAAGATACCTAACGTTGTTGGGGCTATTGCAGGTGATACACCTGTTGGCTCTGTAATACAAGCTATAATCGGGGGCAGTGATATGTCCCCAGAAGATAAAGAAATAGCTCTTAAAAAATTAGATATTGAAAGAGCTGAAATAGACGGAACCACAAGAAGATGGGTGGCGGATGCAAGGTCAGGAAGCTGGCTTGCTGCTAACGTGCGCCCACTAACATTAGTATTTTTAGTAACATCCTATGTTGCTGGTTGGTACATGGGTTATCCATTAGATGATATAACAGGCCTACTTACAATAGTTATTGGCGGATACTTCGGCTCACGAGGTGTTGAAAAAGTATTTGGAAATAATAAACACAAATGATAAATACAGATTTGAAAATATACGGATTAAATTTTACTGCGTTATTCGCAAGCAGTGATATGGCTATTGGGCTTAACCCTATGCTACAAACAATTGTTCTTTTATTAACTATTATATATACAGCTATTAATATTTATAAAAAGATATGTGATGGCAAAAGTTGATGCTTTAAAAATAGAATTACAACACAAGAAAAACAAAAAATAATATTATATGAAATACTTTACAGACGAGGGAGACTTTAAAGGCAACATGCATAAAATGGACCCTAAGCTTTTAGATATGTTAGATTCTTTAAGAGAAGCTTATGGGCATCCAATAGTTTTAAATTCATCATATAGATCTCCAGATCATCCAATTGAAGCTAAAAAATCTAAACCTGGTGAGCATACATATGGTGCCGCTGTGGATATAAAGTGTGTAGGAGGAGAAGCTACTTTTAAATTAGTTAAAGCTGCTATTGACGTTGGGTTCACTCGTATAGGTATTTCAAGAAAAAGTAACTTTGTACACGTAGGCATAGGGTACCCCGATGCACCGAGTATGACAATATGGACATATTAAATGAAATTAATTAGAAAAATATCAGTTGGTCAAGATTATAAGAATGAAGCAATGCATTATTCTGTAGGCCAAGAAGTTTACGGCGGTCATACTATTTGTGACATACTAGAAGAGGATAACGGCTATCATATATATATTCAAAAAGATGGCGCACAACTTCCTTGGAAGCACTTCAACGAAAACATGGCTGTTTCAATCGAATACAATTTAGATTATTAAATGAGGTCTTTATACAATTATATTATATCTACTGAAAATCGCTACGATAATAAAACCAGCGTTGGCGATAAAGAACTTATATTAAACACAGAAGTTACAGAACGGGATTACCGCTTTGTTAATAGAATTGGCAAGGTGGTTTCAACACCTATTAATTTTAGCACGCCTATTGAACCAGGCGACGAAGTAATTGTACACCACAATGTATTTCGTAGATGGTACGATGCGCGTGGTAATGAGCGTAACTCTGGTAGCTTTATAGACGAGGATAAGTACTCTGTTTATGGGGATCAGATATTTGCTTATAAAAGAAACGGTGAATGGAGAGGTTTACCTGAATTTTGTTTTGTAAAGCCGTTACCTAACGAAGACAAATGGAGCACTTTAAGCGAACGTAAATTAGCTGGAGAGCTTACATATACTAATGACTATTTAGAGTCCTTAGAATTGTCCACAGGAGATGTGGTCGGGTTTACACCTGCTTCTGAATATGAGTTTATCATAGATGATACCAAATTATATAGAATTCAATCAAAAGACATTACTATCAACTATGGACATAAAGAAAAAACGTGAGCAACTACTCAAAGCTGCTGAGAACGCAATTAACGAGCTTATCAAAGTTATGGATAAGAAAATGGATTTAAATGAAGTAGATCCTGAAAAAGTTAAAATCTCAGCTTCAGCTTATAGATTAGCAATGGAAGATTCCATGGCTATGATAGCTAAAGTAGAAGAACTCGAAGCTTTAAGCAAAGAAGATAAAAAAGATAAAAAAGAATTTTTTGGTGTGGAGGGCCGTGCTAAATAATGTACAAGCAAACTTTATATGCTATACATACCGAACATCTTAAGCGTAAAGATGTAAAAAATAACAACAGATATAAAAAATTTAAATACGGTTATAATTTAGATTTAGATTGTGTAATAATAAGCAAAGACGGCACACTCGGTGAAATATACGAGATACAAGGTTTGCGAATTGGATTGCCTTCAAAGCCTAAAGAAATTAATGGCAGCGAAATAAAAAAAGAAGATCAGGTGTTTATAAAAACACAAAAGCCTGCATCTTTAAATAAAATAAAAACAATCTATGATTTTAAATTACTTCCAGAAGATATTAAAGAACAGTACTACGGGTATATTGAAACCGAGTTTACTCGTCGCAATGATGGTTATTGGTTCATGCGGAACGGTGAGCCGTGTTACATTACAGGATCACATTACGTATACCTCAACTGGACAAAGATTGATGTGGGATCACCGGATTTTAGAGAAGCAAATAGAATCTTCTACTACTTCTGGGCTGCATGCACAGCTGATGCGCGAAGTTATGGAATGTGCTACCTTAAGAATAGACGTTCAGGATTTTCCTTTATGGCATCGTCAGAGACTGTTAACCAGGCTACTATATCTAGAGATGCTAGATTTGGGATCTTATCAAAGTCAGGTGGAGATGCTAAAAAGATGTTTACGGACAAAGTTGTACCAATCTCAATTAATTACCCGTTCTTTTTCAAACCCATCCAGGATGGTATGGAAAGACCGAAGACAGAACTCTCGTATAAGATACCCTCGCGTAGACTCACTAGAAAGACACTTACCGAGTCTTCCGAAGGAGAGGCTGAAAAAGGCTTGGACACAACGATCGACTGGAAGAATACAGGGGACAACTCGTATGATGGAGAGAAATTACAACTCCTCATCCATGATGAATCGGGCAAATGGGAAAAGCCCGATAATATCCTCAACAACTGGAGGGTTACAAAAACCTGTCTTAGGCTCGGAGCAAGAATAGTTGGCAAGTGTTTAATGGGTTCAACTTCAAATTCTTTAGATAAAGGAGGAGAAAATTTTAAAAGATTATATAATGACTCAGACCTTGCAAAAACAAAACGAAATCGTAATGGGCAGACTGCTAGTGGATTATACTCTTTGTTCATTCCTATGGAATGGAATTACGAAGGATTCATCGACAAGTATGGTATACCTGTCTTTGATACTCCGGAAAAGCCAGTCGAAGGAATCGACGGAGAGCTTATCTACGTTGGAGTTATCGAGCATTGGGAGAATGAAGCAGATGGGCTTAAGCAAAATGCTGACGCTTTAAATGAATTTTATAGACAGTTTCCAAGAACAGAGCAACATGCATTTAGAGATGAAACTAAAAATTCAATATTTAATCTAACAAAAATATACCAGCAGATAGATTTTAATGAAGAAATGGTTATGTCTGGTTACGTAACACAAGGTTCATTCCAGTGGCAAAATGGTATCAAAGATACAAAAGTAGAATGGAGACCACATAAAGATGGAAGATTCAAGTTGTCTTGGGTTCCACCAGTGGAAATGCAGAATAATATTATTATACAAAATGGTATTAAATACCCAGGAAATAAAGATTTAGGCGCTTTTGGCTGTGATAGTTATGATATATCAGGAACAGTTGATGGCGGTGGTTCTAACGGTGCTCTGCACGGGTTAACAACTTTTTCGTTGCACCCCGATGTACCACCATCACAATTTATACTAGAGTATGTTGCAAGGCCTCAAACTGCTGAAATATTTTTTGAAGACGTGCTTATGGCCATTGTATTCTATGGCATGCCACTTTTGGCGGAGAATAACAAACCACGGCTACTGTATCACCTTAAACGTAGGGGATATAGAGGATACTCGATGAACAGGCCTGATAGAACACGTAATAAGCTTTCTGTATCTGAAAAAGAATTAGGAGGTATTCCTAACTCCTCAGAAGATATAAAACAAGCACACGCTGCAGCAATTGAATCTTATATTGAAAATAATGTAGGTGAAAAATCTGATGGTGAATACGGAACAATGTATTTCCAAAGAACACTAGAAGATTGGTCTAAATTTAATATTAACGCTCGTACAAAATATGATGCATCTATAAGCAGTGGTTTAGCTATAATGGCTTGCCAGCGGCATTTATATGCACCTAAAAGTGCTAGACAGAATAAACAAATTGATTTTGGTTTCTCAAAGTACAATAACTCAGGACTAAAAAGTAAAATAATACAATAAGAAATGGCAGAAGCTACAGGATATGCTACTCAATTTCCCAGCCAATCGGTTAGTGACGCAGTTAAATCTAGCGAAGACTACGGAATGGAAGTGGCTTTGGGTATTCAAAACGAATGGTTTAGAAAAAATTCCGGTACAGGAAGGTACATTCAAAACCAACGCGATTTTCATAAACTACGTTTATATGCTCGCGGTGAACAATCTATTCAAAAATATAAAGATGAATTTTCTATAAACGGAGATTTATCTTATTTAAACTTAGACTGGAAGCCCGTACCTATTATTCCAAAGTTTGTAGACATCGTTGTAAACGGCATGCAAGACAGGTTGTTTACAGTAAAAGCTTTTGCTCAAGACCCTGCTTCTGTTAAAGAACGAACAGATTATGTAGAGGGTGTGCAAGATGACATTATAGCAAAAGAATATATAAAACAACTTGACGAAACTTTAGGTGTTGATACAAGAAATGTAACAGCGGAAGGTACACCCACCTCTAAAGACGAGTTAGAGCTTTACATGCAAATAGCATATAAACCCGCTATAGAAATTGCTCATGAGCAAGCAATTGATAATGTATTTAAAAGAAATAGCTATACCGAAATAAAAAAACGTCTTGATTATGATCAAACCGTTTTGGGTATTGCGGCTGCCAAACATACATTTAACAATACAGACGGTATTAAATTAGAGTATGTTGATCCAGCTAATTTAATATACTCATACACAGAAGATCCAAATTTTGAAGATTGTTATTATTTTGGAGAAATAAAACAAATAAAATCAAATGAGTTAAAGAAACAATTTCCAAACCTTTCTGATGAAGATTTTAAAGACGCGGTAGAAAAATCATCAAATTACAATAATTACGATTATACTAATAATGATTCAAACGATAGTGTGGATTCAAACACGCTAACTGTATTATATTTTAATTGGAAAAGTTGGGAAAAAACAGTTTACAAGGTTAAAGAAACCGCGTCTGGTGCTAAAAAAGCGATTAGAAAAGATGATTCTTTTAACCCACCTAAAGATCAAAGAGCAAGATTTGAAAAAATAGAAAAACTTTCTGAAACGATTTACGAGGGGGTTATGGTCTTAGGAGCTAATAAGCTTTTAAAATGGGAGAAAGCCAAAAACATGGTTCGACCCGATTCTAATGTAAACAGCGTAATGATGAATTATGTTGTTAGCGCACCTAGAATGTATAAAGGCAAAATTGAAAGCTTAGTTGGAAGAATGGTAACTTATGCTGATTTAATACAGTTAACACATTTAAAATTACAACAAGTTATTCAAAGGATGACCCCGTCTGGTGTTTACGTTGATGCTGATGGCTTAGCTGAAATTGATTTAGGTAACGGAACGAGCTATAACCCACAGGAGGCATTGAATTTATACTTTCAAACAGGTTCTATTATTGGTAGATCAATGACTGTTGACGGCGAAATGAATGCAGGCAAAGTGCCAATCCAAGAATTGCCCGGTGGAGGCGGACAGCAAAGCGCTTTACTAATACAATCTTATAATTATTACCTACAAATGATTAGGGATGTAACGGGATTAAACGAAGCTAGAGATGGTTCAGACCCCGACCCTAAAGCATTAGTAGGTATACAAAAGCTCGCTGCTGCGAATTCTAATACAGCAACAAGGCATATACTTCATTCGTCTATGTATATCACCACCGCATTAGCTGAAGCAATTTCTATTCGCGTAAAAGATGTTTTAGAGTATCACCCGCAAAAAGAGGCTTTTATTAATGCTATAGGAGCATTTAGCGTTGGTGCTTTACAAGAGTTAGAAAATTTATACTTGCATGATTTTGGTATATTTTTAGAATTAGATCCCGATGAAGAAGAAAAACAATTAGTAGAAAGGAATATTCAAGTTGCTTTATCTAAAGATCAAATTCATTTAGAAGATGTGATTGATATTAGGCAAGTAAAAAATATAAAATTAGCAAATCAACTTCTTAAACATAGGAGAACGCAAAAAGCAGCAAAAGATCAAGAAAGAGCAGAACGCAATATAAAAGCTCAAGCAGATGCTAACGCTCAAGCAGCCCAAGCGGCAGAAATGGCCAAAGCACAAGCAGAGCAAATAAAAGCACAAGCAAAAGTTCAAGTAGCTGAAGCACAATCTAATTTTGATATTAAAATATTAGATAGAGAAGCAGAAACAAAACGCAAGCTAATGCAATTTGAGTTTGATCTTAATGTTAAGCTTAAAGAAATGGAGATTGATGCAAAAAAAGAAATTGAATTTAATAAACCAGTATCAAATCCAAAACCAAAAAAAGGATTTGAGTCAAGCGGTAATGACGTTTTAGGCGGTATTAACCTAGGCGGATTTGAACCGCAATAAAATTATTAACTATTATATATTATTAAATTATGGCAAAATGGACAGTTAAAGGAATTGTTGATGACAATCCTAAAACAAAACAAGAAACAGAACAAGCAGTGCTTGACAAAGCTGTTGAAAAAGGAGAAATAGAGCCTTCTTCTGCAGGACAAGAAGAAGAGATTCCTAAAATTAATCTAGATGAATTAAACAAACCAAAAGATGCCGTTCAAGAGCAAAGCACAGATGAAGTTTCTGTACGCGACGAACCCAAAGCTAGCGAAGAAGTTCAAAAGCAAAACAACGAAGAAACAGCTGAAGAACCTACCGTCGAAAGCCCAATCGAACTCGTCCAAGAAGAAGAAGAAGAAGCGCAAGTAAAAGATCAACCAAAAGTTGATGAACGCGCAGCACAAGTAAACAAACAACCAGAACCAGTTCAAGAACAGGTACAATTACCTGAAAATGTAGATAAGCTGGTCAAGTTTATGGAAGAAACTGGAGGATCTTTAGAAGACTATGTTAGACTTAATAAAGACGTTTCTGAGCTTCCAGATGGAGATGTGTTAAGGGAATACTATTCACAATCAAAACCTTGGGACTCAACTGATATTAATGAGTACATGGAAGACCAGTTTTCATTTGATGAAGATGATGACCCAAGAGAAATACGCGCAAAAAAACGTGCGTTTAAAGAAGAACTTTATAATGCTCGTAAGTTTTTTGAAACAAATAAAGAAAAGTACTACGCGGATCTTAAGTTAAGCCGTAACCAGGAAATTCCGCAAGAGTATCAAGAAGCCTATAACAATTATAATGAATATAAACAAGGATTAGAAACAAACGATCTACTCGCTAAAATATTTTTAGATAGAACAGATAAAGTGTTTTCTGATAACTTTAAAGGATTTGATTTCCAAGTTGGAGACAATAAATTCCGATACAAAGTTAACGATGTTGCAAAAACAAAAGAAACACAATCTGATATTTCTAATATTATTAAACCTTACTTAAATGAACAAGGTGAAATTTCTGACGTTAAAGGATACCATAAAGCTATGTTTGCTGCACGCAATGCAGATAAATTAGCTCAGCACTTTTATGAGCAAGGTCGTGCCGATGCTCTGCGTAATAGTGCTAAAGAAGCTAAAAACATAAATATGGACCCAAGGCAAGAAGGAACGGTGCAAACCAAATCCGGTCAGAAGTTTAGAGTTGTTTCGGGAGATTCTAGTTCAAAACTAAAAATCAAGCTAAAACAATAAAAAATTTAAAAAATGGCTAATTCATTTATTAACAACTTAACACCTGCGCCAACTAAAGGTGAGTTGTTTCAAAACAATTACATTACAGACTTTGATTTCGCAAACCAATTTTTACCAGACGTATATGAGAAGCAAGCTGAGATTTATGGAAACCGTTCTATCGGATCTTTCTTACGCTTAGTATCTGCTGAAATGCCTTCTGCATCTGACGAAATTCGTTGGGTAGAACAAGGAAGATTACACGTACGTTACGACAACGTTGGTGTAACAACAAATACATTTACAGTTACACTACCAACAGGAGTTGATAAAGCTGCTGTTCGTGTAGGTCAAACAATTATGGCTCAAGGATTAACTTCTGCTGATGTTGCAACTGGAGGAGTGCTTAAAGGTGTGGTTACAGCTGTTCACGCTTCAAATAACACTTTTACAGCTATATGTTATACTGCTGCTAACTGGGGGACTGTAGCTTCCGCAGACCACGCAACTGTTTTAGTATATGGGTCTGAATTTGCTAAAGGAACTGATGGAATGCAGGATACTTTAGAAGCAGAATACAGCTCTTATACTAACAAGCCTATTATCTTAAAAGATAACTACGCTATTAATGGATCTGACACTGCTCAAATCGGATGGATTGAAGTTACTTCTGAAAATGGAGCTTCTGGATACCTATGGTATTTACAGTCTGAGCACGAAACTCGTCAACGATTTGAAGACTACCTAGAGATGTCCATGGTTGAAGCTGTTAAGAAAGACGCATCATCCTCATTAGGGGCTGGTTACTCAGGATCTGAAGGTTTATTCGCTGCTTTAGAAGCTCGCGGAAACGTAATGGAAGATCTAGCAACATCATCTGATATTATTGCTGACTTTGATACTATTCTTAAAAACTTAGATAAGAATGGAGCTATTGAAGAAAATATGGTATACGCTAATAGAGCACTATCTTTAAAAATTGATGATGGTTTAGCTGCTAAAAACTCTTATGGATCTGGAGGTACATCTTACGGTGTATTCAACAATTCTGAAGATATGGCGCTTAACTTAGGTTTTGCTGGTTTCCGTCGTGGATCTTATGATTTCTACAAAACAGACTGGAAATACTTAAATGACTTTGGAACAAGAGGTGGTTTTGATGACATCCAAGGAACTATCATTCCTGCAGGAACATCTACTGTTTATGACCAAGATTTAGGTAAAAACATCAAGCGCCCATTTTTACATATCCGTTACCGCGCTAGCGAAACTGATGATCGTAAAATGAAGACTTGGATTACAGGTTCTGTAGGAGGAGCTTACACTTCATCTGTAGATGAAATGAGAGTTAACTTCTTATC